AAAATACAGGACAAGTCCTAATGGCTCAAACTGCAGCTGTTGATTTATCAGGTGGTGCAATTGCAGCATCTGCTCTTGATATTGTTATTCCAGCAAATTCACAATTGGTGGATATTGTTTTTGACAGTATTACAGCAGCATCTGGTGCTACTAATATTAGTATTGGTAAAGTCGGTGGAGCAGCTACAGCTTACGTAAATACTTTTGCGATTGGAACAACTGTAGGACTTAAACGTCCAACTACTGAAGCTGGTGGAACATTAGCTTGGGAAGATGTTGGAACAAGTGATGTAAGATTTAATGTAACTAATTCGGCAGCAACAAGTGCTGGTGAAATTAGAGTTACTATTATGTACTTACAAAACAACAATTTAAGTTAATAAATAATTAGTGTGGGGCTTCGGCCCCACATATTAATTTTAAGGAGAAACAAATATGAATTCAGATCAGAAAACTTTACTTATGGATACTATAGGTGCTGATACTTTATCAAGAGCAGGTAGAGCTAGAATTACTTCTATTCAAGGAAAAGGAATAGCAAACGCTGTTTTAAAATTACATGATGCAGCAACAGCAGGCGCTGCTGCCGGTGGTAATTTGTTAGCAACTTACAAATACGGAACTGAAGGATTAGAAGTATATATCCCTGGTTCAGGTATTTTATTTGAAAATGGAATAGTATTTAATTTAGCTGGAGCGAGCGGAAGCGTTACCGTAACTATAACAGGAGCGTAGTCTTATGGCTAACACTACCTCAGGAACTACAGTTTTTGAAAAAGGTTTTTCTATTGCAGATATTGTAGAAGAAGCTTTTGAAAGAATTGGAATACAAGGTGTTTCTGGATATCAATTAAAAACTGCAAGACGTTCTTTAAATATAATGTTTCAAGAATGGTCTAACAGAGGTTTGCATTATTGGGAAATAGCTAATAACTCAATTACATTAGTTAATAATCAAGCAGTTTATACAATGTTCAGATCAACATCTGATGGAACCTCAAGTGCAACTGCTGTTTATGGTGTTGATGATGTTTTAGAAGCTAGCTATAGAAATTCTAATAACATAGATACACCTCTTACAAAAATAAGTAGATCAACTTATCAAGCTTTATCAAATAAAACTTCTAATGGACAACCTACACAATATTATGTTCAAAGATTTATAGATAGAGTAACTGTTACTTTATATTTAACTCCAGGTACTTCTGAAGCTGGTGATTTTTTTAATTACTACTATGTAAAAAGAATACAAGATGCCGGAAGCTATAGTAATGATGCAGATGTACCTTATAGATTTGTACCTTGTATGGTAGCGGGACTTGCTTATTATCTAGCTGTAAAATTTTCTCCTGAAAGAATCGAACCATTAAAAATGTTATATGAAGATGAATTACAAAGAGCATTAGCAGAAGATGGATCTTCTTCTAGTTCTTTTATAACTCCTAAAACTTATTATCCAGGTATGTAATGGCAAAATTATCTAGAGGAAAATATGCACAGGCAATATCAGATAGATCAGGTATGGCATTTCCTTATCAAGAAATGGTAACTGAATGGGATGGTAGTTTTGTTCATACATCAGAATTTGAAGCTAAACAACCACAGATTCAACCAACAAGATTTACAGGTGATCCACAAGGACTATCTAATGCAAGACCAGATAGAACTGAACCTGCAACAGAAAATTTATTACCAGGAGATCCATTAAGTTTAACATCTGGTTCTTCTACAGTAACTGTTAATGAACCAGCACATGGAAGATCAACAAATGATACTGTTGTATTTAGAAATGTAAATGGAAGTCCCGGAGGCCTGGTTTTTTCTTTATTTGAAAATACATCAGGATTTAGTATAACAGTAGTAGATACAAATAGTTATAGTTTTAATTGCGGAAGTAATGCCACTGTAACAGAAAAATCAGGAGGAATGTTCGTAACTGCAGGACCAGTTACTCTAACACCATAATGGCTTATATTTTAACAAACTTACAAGATGATATTAGAAATTATACTGAAGTTGACAGTACAGTTTTTTCTACGGGAGTATTAAATACTATTATTAAAAATGCAGAAAATAGAATTTATAGAGATTCTGATTCTGATGATAATAGGTTTTATGCTACATCTAATTTAGTTACAGGTAGTAGATATGTAACAATACCAACTGATTTAAGAATTATTAGATATATTCAATTAAAAGATTCAAATAACAAACAAGTATTTTTAGAAAAAAGAGATACTAGTTTTATGTCTGAATTTTACGATGCACCAGCAACTCAATCTGGAATTCCAAAATATTATGCTAATTGGGATGCTAATAACTGGGTGGTATCACCTACACCTGATAACACATATGAAATAACTATGGCTTATATTAAGCAACCAGAGAGTATTACTACTTCAACAGGTACTACTCCTCCAAGCACAAATGGAACTTATACAAGTAATAAATATCAAGATTTACTTTTATTCTGTTGTCTGGTAGAAGCATATGGATACTTGAAAGGCCCTGGAGATATGCTACAATACTATGAACAGGCTTATCAAAGAGCTTTACAATCGTACTCTATTGAACAACAAGGTAGAAGACGTCGGGACGAATGGCAAGATGGGGTCATTCGAACTGGAATGCAATCTGAATCACCATCAAAATACTAAGGAGATAAAATATGGCTAATGTAGTACCTGACTCATTTAAAACAGATCTTTTAAAAGGCAAATTTAGTTTTGATACTTCTGGAAACAGTGGTAGTACCTTTTATTTAGCATTGTATACATCTTCAGCTAGTTTCAGTGCAGGAGGCACTACTGCATACAGTAGTAGTAATGAAGTATCTGGAACAGGATATACAGCTGGAGGTCAGGCATTAACTAATTTAGGCGTGCAGATATCAAGTAATATTGCTTTTGTAGATTTTGACAACGAAACATGGACGTCAGCTACAATCACTGCAAGATACGGTTTGATATATAAAAATAGTTCTAACGAGGCAGTTTTAGTTTTAGACTTTGGCGGTGATAAAACTTCTACTAACGGTGACTTTACAGTTGCCTTTCCTGCTGCAACGAACTCTGCTGCGATAATTAGATTAGGTGATGCGTAATAAATAGAGGTTAAATTAATGGCAGCGTTGATAGTAAATGATAGAGTTAAAGAAACATCTACTACTACTGGAACTGGAACAATTTCACTAGCTGGCGCAGAAACTGGTTTTGAGACTTTTGTATCAGGAATTGGTACTGGTAAACGAACTTACTATGCTATTTCTAATGACGGAACCACTCAATTTGAAGTTGGTATTGGAACTGTAACGGATGCTAGTCCTGATACTTTATCTAGAGACACAATTATTTCTTCTTCTAATTCTGATAATGCAGTAGATTTTTCAGCGGGAACAAAAACAGTTTTTTGTACTTTACCTGCAGCTAGAGCTATATCTCCATCTATGACAGCAACAGATTATGTAGTAACTCATGCATCAACTATTTCAGAAGATCAAACAATTGATTCTGGAGTATTAGCAGGACCTGTTACTATAACAGCAACACAAACTATAACAGGAACATTGGTAGTTATATAATGAGTAGAATAGAAGTAGATACTATATTACCTCAATCGGGTACAACCTTAACACTAGGTTCTTCTGGTGATACAGTTACTATTCCTTCAGGCGTAAGTTTAGCTCCCGGTGGAGGATTAACTCTTACAGGAAACTTTGTTGTTGATGGTGGCACAATAAAATTAGATGGTGATTACCCAACAGGTACAGGTAATCTCGCTATGGGTAATACTGCTTTAGATAGTGGTAGTTTAAGTGGAAATTTTAATACAGCGATTGGTAGTAATTCTTTAACAGACAATACATCTGGTGCTTCTAATGTAGGAGTAGGATACGGTTCTTTAACAAATAATACAACAGGTGGTTCAAATGTTGCTGTGGGTGTTAATTCTCTTGAAGCAAATCAAACAGGTTCAAACAATGTTGCAATAGGTACACAGGCTCTTGATGC